CGTTATGAAGAAAGAGCTGCTATTTTAGAGTATGATGCAGGTTATACTCGTTATGAAGCAGAGCAGTTAGCAGCTCAAATGTATGGCTTTGAAAATAAGTCAGCATTAAAGAAACATGTGCAAAAATTAAAGGCAGAAGAAAATGAGCATAATGTATCACGTTGAAGTCGAAGGTGTTGAACTACTTGTAACTAACTCTTGGCAACAAGCAATCGATTTATGGGCGGTCGAAAGATCAGTTGGTAAGTTAGGTCAAATTGTTGCTAACTATAAAAATAAAGAAAAGATAATGAAAACTCATGAGGATATTGCTCATTGGTCTAAATTTCTTTTAGATAATAACTATAACAGAGTAGAAAAAAGACTTATGACTGACTTAGCTTTTGAACAAGAAGATGATGGTATGACAGTAGTAGACGTTAAAGATGATATACGTTTCCGTGATGAAATTCCTAATCTTATGGGTAAAGTGTTTGGAGGCTCTGAAGAGCTTAAGGAGGATCTAAACTTTCATGGAAACTTTGAAGAAATGTCTTCAGAAGAACAAGATCAAATTATTAACCCTAAACACTACAAAATGATTCCTAAAAAAGCATATGCTGCTCATCCAGAAGGCTTAGAGTATATGGATCTTATGGAGTATATTCTTGCTCATCACAACGGTGTTGAATCTCACTTATTGGGTCAAGTATTTAAGTATGCTTGTCGTTTAGGCAAGAAAGACGCTAAACTTCAAGATGCTAAGAAAATCGCTTGGTATGCAAATAGACTAGTCGAGGTAATCGAAGATGACAAATCAACAGATAGCTAATCTTTTAGCTTCTATTAAAAATACTATAGAAGACGATCTTAAAGAATGGAATCCTGAAGACAGTAATAGTAATAATTATTTTGCTTATGGACCTGCTCATAAAGAAGCTGTAAAAGATCTTAAAAGGCTAATTAGTTACTTTGATAGTCATGCTAAGTTTGAAAAAGAACTTAGTGAGGCTTACAATGAAGGTTGGCCAGACTTTGTAGATGGAGATATCATATGATTGATTTAAAGTTCTTTCAATCAGTAGGAATCCCTGTATATACAGTAGATAAAGAAGGTATTAAGGAAATGATGACAGAAGAAGATGCTTGGAAAATCGAGCAAGAACGTCAATTAGCCAGAGTTAAACCAGATCTAGAAAAAGTGTTAGAAGGGTTAAACACAGCAAAACATTATTTACATGAGACTTCTGAATATGAGTCAGATTTGCTTGATAATGTGTGTGACAGTATCCAAGAAAATATCAATCTAATCGAAGGGCTTATTAGTGATTAAAAAGTTTGAGCAAGCGTATATACGCCGAATGGCTCGTATGTATAGAGATTTTCATAATGATATGTCTATACGTGCAGCCGTGCATAAAGCGTACGAAGCTTATGAAATCTATCGAGAAACAGAAGTGGAGATAATGTATGAAGAATCCAAGCGCACTTGAAGACTTAGAGTTTAATATTGAAGGTGGTTCTTACTCTGAATTAGCAGATGCTTTACAATATTGGGCAACACTGTTCTGGGAAGAAACCCTTGAAGACTCTTATGGAGATTGCCTTGCATATCTTCTTTATAACATGTCAAAGGAAATGAGACAAGTAGATGAGACTAGTATTTGATATTGAAGCTGATAACTTACTACCTAAGTTGTCAAAGTTTCATTGTGCAGGTGCTATTGATATAGATACAGGAGAAGAATATTGGTTTATGAATGATGAAGATGATTTCGTAAACTTTATTAGTCTATTGTATAAGGCAGACGTTGTTGTAGCTCATAATGCTTTTGGCTACGACATCCCTGCTTTGAAGAAGTTGGCCCACTTTATGGGCCGCTCCTTTAATATTGATAATAGCAAAGTACATTGTACTAAAATAATGAGCCAAGTCCTTAACTATCGTAGGTTCGGGTTTGGTCACTCTCTAAAGCAATGGGGTGAATTCTTCAAAGATTATAAGGGTGACTATCAAGGTGGTTTCGAAGAGTTTAACATGGAAATGTTTGACTATATGAAACAAGACGTTAGACTTGGTACTAAGGTTTATAAGTATCTTTTAAAAGAACTTAAGACTTATATCAGTAAACATAATTCTAAAGATATACTTTCGGCTTTACGGTCTGAAATGGAACTTGATAGAATTATGACAGAACAGTGTGAGAATGGTTGGCTCTTTAATAAAGAAGAAGCTAAAGAACTTGTTAATACGATTGATACAAAAATGGTAGAGATTACTAACTTTGTCAATCCGCTATTATCAGGTAAAGCAGTTGTTGTTGACCCCGATACGCAACGTGAACATGAACCAATTACAGGTAAACGTTATGCGAAAGAAAAAACTCCGACTTACACGAAAGCAGGAAAGATTGCTGCCCACACTATCAACTGGTTTGGGGACGACATGGGCAGTACTATTGATGATTCCAAAATCATGGGAGCTTACTGTAGGGTTAGCTTTGAGTCTGGTGATATTGGTAACACTGATACGGTTAAGTCTTATTTGGGAACAATTGGCTGGAAACCAGACGAATGGAACTGGAAAAGGGTTGATGGACAATTCGTCAAAGTCTCAGCAAAACTCACAGATAGTTCATTGGAACCACTTGGAGATGTAGGCAAGGCTCTTATGGAGTACTATACCTTACGTTCTCGTAAATCAATCTTAGAGGGTTGGTTTGATCACATCGATAATAATTCTCGTTTACATGGTGACGTCTTCAATATTGGTACGCCTACTTTTAGACAGACTCATAAAATCATTGCCAACTTACCTTCAGGAAAGGCCACACTTGGTCCCGAATTTCGTAGACTTTTTGTTTCTCCTAGTGGTTATAAGTTGGTTAGTGCTGATAGTGCTGCTTGTCAGTTAAGACTATTGGCACACTATATGAATGATCCTGAATTTACTAAACAAGTACTTGAAGGTGATATTCATCAGATGAATGCAGATATTATTGGATGTACAAGAAACGAAGCTAAGCGATTTATCTTTGCTTATCTTTATGGTGCTGGCGCTCAAAAACTTAGTGGCTATATTAACAAGTCTGTTAATGAAACTAAGAAAGCTATTGCCAAATATAAACGAGCTTTGCCTAAACTAGTTCAACTTGTAGACAAGTGTAACAAAGCTATTGAAACAAGAGGCTATATTTATGGTCTTGATGGGCGTCCTATTAAGTTAAGCAGAGATGAAAGACATAAATCTCTTAATTATCTTATTCAGGGTGCCGAAGCAGTAGTTATGAAATACACAGTCCAAATGATAGATGAAAAGCTTAATGCTGCAGGTATTGAGTTTAAACATTTATTATTTTATCATGATGAGCATACAGTCGAGGTAAAGGAAACTCAAGCAGAGCAAGCTCGTGATATTATTATCCAGTGTTTCGAAGAAGCACCTAAGAAAGTTGGTATTAATATTATGACTTGTGGAGACTGTAAAATAGGTAATGATTACTATGAAGTCCACTAAAATTCATAAAGTAAATCCTGTTGCTAAAAGCTTAAGTAATCCTAAGTATAGGCAACAGGTCATTCCTAACAAAAAGAAAGTAACTAAACCAAAGCATAAAAAGGATGAAATAAATGGTCAACAGGACTAAGGGCTTAGTTAAGTTGCGTAATGGCAAAATATTGCCCTATGTAGAAGGTAAAGAGTATGGCGATATGGTAGTTAAGGTTTGGTATCAAGACCATATTCGCCCAATGAGTAGAGAGGAACGTAATCGTGCAAAAGAACGAGAAAACGCAAACAGAACAAGTAAACGAACTTCTAAATCGAATAGAAGAAAAGGTAGACAAGCTAGCTAAACAATTAGGTATTTGTGTATCTTGTGGGAACCCCTCAAAAGAGGAGTTTTGCGAATTTTGTTTAAATGAGGAATAAACATGAAAGTTTATGAATTAGAACCTTTAATTATGAATTGCTGGTCAGTTTGTGATGATATAGAGGTTATCTATAAACAAATTGGAGATGGTGAAAGAGAACCTACTCTTGATGAAACCATGAATGCTCTTCTTGGTATTCAACAACTTTATCAGTGGAAGTTTGAACAGTTATTTAATAAGTTTGAAGATCTTTGTGAAGAACAAAGAAAAATTATAACAGGAGAAAATAATGCCAACAACACCTAGTGAAACTCTTATTCGTAATGCTTTTGATGAATTTTGGGAAAAGGCCAAACTTCTTGGTTGGGAAATTGATTATAAGCTAAAGTCTGAAATAGAGACCGTTGAAGAAGACATCGTAGAAAGTCTTGAACCTTACAAAGACAAATACGAATGGGAAGAAGAGTGGAGAGATATTAAAGAAGAAGTCTATGATGACGGTTACTGGAGTGGTCATGAAGACGGTGAAAACTCTGGTTATAATGATGGTCATAAAGAAGGCGATGAAGAAGCTAAAGCGGAGTGGGAACATTGTACTCAGTAGAGTTTGAAAAAGATTCAGCAGTTATAACAGTATTGTCTGAAGATGATTCTCAAGAAGATGTTGAGGTAATCATCGGGGATAATGACGTAG